CTCCCTACTGAAAATTACAGTGGATCTTTATTATTTAACATGGTTTATGAGACTGAAAATATAGAGATGGGATTTTATGAGAAAACTTTAATGAACTTATTGAATTTCAATGCTGACCCATCAGAGATTAAAAACGATTATGAATCGTATGAAGAAGCATGTGATGAAGAAGATATTGAATTTGAAGGATCTAGAAGACAAGTTTACAAAAAAGCTGTATTGTATCCATATACAAAGCCTACTAATGTTGCAGTTGATAAGGCAATAATATGTAAATGGTTCTTACCTATTAAGCAAATTCATTGGAAGAGGATAAACAATAAGCATTATTATGCATACAATTTGAATGAAGATGTTGCAAAAACTATGGGGTTTAAGAAAAAGAAATTCAATTTTGAAATGAGAAGTCAAAAATATCTGAAATATCAGGATCAGGCATTAAAAACCTTTGTTATTAATCAAGACAAAAGAGAAGTAAAATTTGATTTTGAACTTGAAATGAGACGTGATAATTATTTAAAAATAAGCAATTTAGAGAATCCAGAAACTTATAATGATAAATTTGTTCAGCTTTTCTGTGAACATTTTGAAATAAAGAAAGAAAAAACCATTGAAATGGTAAAAGCAATTGCTGAATCTAAAAGAGCTCCAGTAGTTAAAGGTATCATGCTCAGGAAATTGTTGCGAGATATGACATCTTCAAAAGGCAGTAAACTGGATCATTTAATTCAAAAGGCACTGCATAGTTTCCAGAAAACCGTAAATGTTGATTTCAGTGAAACTATAAAATTAGATTTTGCAATAGGGTCAAAATTTAAAGGTAAACTCATTGAAAAAACCACCAGTTTGAAAAGTGAGTATGCTCAATTAAAAATATTACTAGGCAATTGTGTTGATAATCTTATAGTAGGAGATCTTACTTTGAAACCCGGAATTAAGAAATCCTTACAGCAGAATATAAAGCTTTTAATCAACAAATGGAAAGGCAAAGACTTAGAAAAAGTTGCATTATTACGATTAATGTTTGAAGTTGTAGAATGTACAACAGAAGGAACACAAAATAATGACGGAGATGAATTGGATGAAGCTATAAGAAATTATCTCAATGAGATGTCACCAGATGATATTGATGAAGAAGAAGAAGACATATTCGATGAGCCAACTTATAAGATTAAACAGTGGAGAATTGTTAGGTAGTTGAATTGATTAAGTTTTCCTGTGGAAT